TAGGAGAATTGTCTGTTACCAAAGTGCAAGCCCTGTTTTTTTTTACGCAGACCGTATCCAAAAGTTTAGAGAACCGTACTACGGGAACTGTTTTGAGCGGCCTGTTGATGGTGAAAATAGCACAAGCAAAATCCAGACTTACGACGTTAAAGCCTTGCGGTCTACGCAGACTATCGCTAACCGCTTGGCTGAGATATGGGCTTGCAAGCCTTACGATATTTACGATCGACCTGCGGCTGAAGTCTTTGATTTCCTCAAGTTTGAACATATCCGAAACACTCAACGCGCGCTAAACCAAGATGCCTAAAAAGAAACTACCAGACTTAATTGAGGAGCTCGAAACAATCTTGCTTGAATTGCGTTGCCTTCAAAACCCAGTCGCACGTTACGCGGGCGGGGTGGAACGTTACGTCGTTGAAAGGTTGGGCATAACGTTGCCAGAGTTTTTAGGTTCTAAAAAATATTCGCACAAACAAATTAGAACGCTTATCTTTGTGGCGCTATCTAAGTACGTAGACAACGACGACGCTTGCGAGTTTCTAAGAATGGATCGCTTCGCTCGGATATACGCCCAAAAGAGTTGGAAGGAACTGATTAACGTAAACAAGAAAATCGGCAATTCTTACGCTGTGGTTGAATTTGAAAAAATTAAGGAGTATATAAAATGAGTACGGAACTAAACACAAGCGCGTTTAAGCAAAGACTTGAAAATGCTGAAAAATTAGTAGAGGATAGATTTGGCCGCATAATAGAAAATCTCGTAAACGAATTAATGCTAAACGGGATAATCGATTTAGCCAAAAATTACGTATGCCGAACATACAAGTTAAATGACTTTGTTTCTTTATTTGAAAACGAAAACGCGCAAATCAATCGCGCCAACCAATTTCTTAAAGAGCCAAAGCCGCCTATACCCACAGAAATTGACGTTGTAATATACAGCATGAATTACCTTTGCAACAAACGCGGCTACGGTTTAAGTTATGAAATAACAATTGTGCCATACTTTGAAAAATTTATAACTTTGTATTTAACCTTGCCGAAATGACCAACCTCGATATAAAGAAAATCTTTGAAGGGATAACCACAGACCTCAAACCGTCGTCGTCTTTAGGTTCGTTCGGTTACGGCTTATTCCATGAAATAAACGCAACGTCCGAACGTCCGTACCCCTTGCTTTGGCTCGAATCCGATATGAGCTTTTTGGGTTCCGTTACGCCCGACGACCGCCAAACGCAGGACGTTAAGTTTGCGATTGACTTGCTCGACCAGGTTTCAATCCAACCCGAAGCCCCAGAGTTTGCAGACCATATCGCAAAGATTAAAACGAAGCTAATGGCAACGTGGCAAACGATATTCAGCGCGTTGGTTGAAGTGAATAACACAAGTTCAGACTGGTGGATTGAAGGCGGGTACAACGCCCTACCTTTGGACAGGGTAAAGAACGACTGGCTTTATGGCTACCGTTTTGAATTGACAATTAAACAAATCGTAACCCCGAACGACTGTGCCTTTGTGGAATTGACGGGTAAAACTATTCAGGACTATTTAACTTGCGCCTAATGCAAGACCTGCTTAAACAAGTCTCGATTCAATTAGCCGCTTTATTCAAGGCGGCTATTCTCGATATTACCCCGCAGCGAAACAACCTTTCCAACTCCGAACTGGTTAAGTCAATCGAAGCAAAGTACACTGAGAACTCAATTGAAATTTGGGCTTACGAATATGCTATTTACATTGATAGTGGACGCAAGGCAGGGGCGCGTCGGGTTCCGCTTTGGGCATTGGTCGATTGGATAAAGCGTTACAACATAGGAGACGGGAAAATTAGCGTAAACAATTTGGCGTTTCTGATTCAACGAAGTATCTTTGAAAACGGAATCAAACCGCGCCCGTACCTTGACCAGTTCACAACCAACGCGCTGGAATTAATAACTGCTGAGTTGGCAGATGAATTTGAAACAAAATTAATTCGTACATTTGAGGACTTAAAAAAGTAGCGATATGAGCAAGCGGGCAGAGTTAGAAGCGAACTTAAAAAGAGTACATAATTTTATCAATACCATCAACCCTAACGACCCTATCTTTGCGGACGCAAGCAAACTGGCTTTTGAGTTTGAGGAGAAATTAGAAAAGGACAAAGCAAAGGAAGAGTTCTTTTTGAAGCTGATTTTGAAATTAGGGGGCGACCCGCGTGATTGGTTAAAATTTATTAAAGACGCAATATGAAAAACTGGTGCAAGATTATTGAGTTAGAAGACCACGACGTTTTGGTTTATAAAGTAACGGAACCCGAAACAGATTTGGGAATCCGTATAGACGATACCAGGATGGCTTATCCAACCTTCGAATCAAAAGAAGCCAGAGACGCAACGTTTGATTTGATTTGGTCGGATGACGAATCACCTGAATTACGTAAATGGTTTATGGAAAACATAACCCTATTAGAAAACAATGGCGCTCATTAACATAGACACAGACCTAAGCCCTGACTACCAAAACACGGTGAACGCTACGGCGGTAAACCCTGTTGGGAATCAAACGTTTTGGGTTTTCAATACGGACGCTTCGGGCGACCCCAACGCAAAGGCTAAACTTCTTTTGCGCTGGGGGAATCTTGCGTTGGCGGTTGGCGACAGCCTGACTATTACGCGCTATAACGGAACGTCTTCTTTCGTCGCTCGAAACAATCCAACCCTGTACGAATTAAACGCGGCGTTGCCTGCTATATCCAACGCTTTGCCGTTTAGCCAAATGCTGGCAAACCACCCTGAGTTCGCCCCTTACTATACGGTTCTGTTTTCAACGGTCGGCTTGTTTACTTACGTTACAATCGAAGCCCGCTTTGCAGGGGCACAATACAACTTAGACGCAACCGTAAACCTAACGACGGCGGGTGCAATATTCCCAAACGTTTTACAACTCGGAACGTCCGCAACGCAAGGGGCGGAACTAACCGACTTTAACATCAAAGCCAAACTGTTTATCAATACCAACCTAAACAGCAAAATAGGCTTAACGGATACCCTCACCAAACTTTTGAATGATGCACCACCACATAAATTTATTAACCGGATTTCTCTTCCTTGCTTTAATGTTTGGGTATATCATTTGGCAGATAATGGATGCCTTTGAACTTTGACAACTGGTCAAAAAAAAAGCAGCCTTACCGATTGTTTTTGTGATAGGCAGTTCATCAATAACCTCGCCCCCGTTGCCGTCCTTATCGCTTGTGTATAGGTTTACTATTTCAGCGGATACGGTAAATGGGGTTTCAGATTTAAGTAATTGTTTGCACTTCTCTATCTTCCAATATGGTTCATCGCTTATCTTCACATCTGAAGTATATCCGTATCCAAAGGCAACTACACTCTCCAAATCATCTAAGAACATAACAATATCCATCAGCGCAAAGAACTGGTCTAACTTCATCTTGTTTAGAATCTCTTTAGGAACGGATGTAAACAAAGCCATCTTAGCAATAAAGTCTTCCTCTTTAAATGATAGTATCTCACAGTATTTCTTATGAGTAATGTCATTCCATGAAGACGGTATCTCATATTCAACTCCGTTAATCTTAGTTATTACCATTCGATGTAGTTTGATGCAGCAAAAGCCCTGCGTTTGGGTAAGTTAATATTGATTTCCTGTAAGCTATACCGGAGCGCGTCTATCGCGTGGTTATGCAAATCCTTTGGCTCATTCATTGGTTTGCCGTCCTTGCCTATCTTCCATTGATACCATTGTGATTCTCTCCAAAGGTTGTGACTTCTTTCGGTCACATAAACGTCAATAGACTTTAGTTTGTCTATTCCACCTGTGATACTACCTGGACCCTTCACCGCTGAACGCGCGTTAAATCCCGCATTGAATAGTTCCCGAATCATTAACGGTTCTGCACTATCGCAATAGATAGGCAAATCCCTATCTACTAACTCCTGTTTCATTATTGACGCTATTTCGGACGATGTTAGGTTTGTTTGATAGATAAGTTCATCCACATACAAAGCACCGTTGTAATGACATCTTACTAAGGCGGTAGGGTCGTTACTCTTGCCAAAGTCCAAACCGTAGAAGTATCGTCCTCGCGGTAATGTATCGCACCGTTTGAAGTGTGTGAATATTTGCCCTTGCCTGCTTGCGCCCCTTTGCCCTTCACCAAACACCCTCCAATAGTCAGGGTCTTTATCCTTATACCTTTCTATTTCCTCTATTAAAGTCTTTGGTAAATGAGGATTATCTTTGTAGGTAGTAACCAACAGGGCGCAATCTTCCCTCGTCAATACTTCATCATAAATCCAATGCTCAGGTTCAGATGGGTTGTAATCTATAATAGCCTTACCCGAAGTTCTGAATAGTAATTGCCTCCATGATTCTAAATCTATCTCATTGCACTCATTACAAAATAATAGGTGACGTTTGCGACCTCTTACCTTTTGAGGTTGATCAAGAGATACAAACTCTATCAGATTTCCGTTTAGGTTGTATGTTGAATCTGTTTTATTGTGGTGACTTTCGTCATAGTATTCCTCTGCCTGGATGATGTCAAAGAAATC